GTAACACTTGGTAGCACTTCAGTTTCTCTCGGTTCTACTGCCAGTAGCATTTCCGGTTTAACCGCACTGACAGCTACAACACTGACAGCTGGAACCGGCGGCCACGTATTTACTGGTTCCACATCTGGAACAACAACAGTTGTTGCTACGGCTGTTGCATCAGGAACATTAACGCTGCCAGCTACTACAAGTACAGTTGCTGTTCTTGGCCTTGCACAAAGCTACGGTGCCGCACAAAGAGGAACTGTTAGTGCTTTAACAAGTGCATCAACAATTACACCAGATTTTGCTGTAGCTAATAATTTCTCCGTCACACTCGGTACCAACACTACAATTGCTAACCCATCAAACCTTACTGCTGGACAGAGTGGTGCAATTGTACTAACTCAAGATGGCACAGGCTCCAGGACTGTTGCATATGGTTCATATTGGAAGTTCTCTGGCGGCACGCCTACTGCAACAACTACTGCCAATGCCGTTGATGTTTTGGTTTATTATGTCGAATCATCAACAAGGATTACGGCTAAACTAGTAACAAACGTGTCATAATAAATCATGGCAACTCAAGTACAATTCAGGCGCGGTACTACAGCTCAAACAGCGTCATTCATTGGTGCTCTTGGTGAAGTTACTGTTGACACAGTAAAGCTAACAACAGTAGTACACGATGCGCTTACCTTGGGTGGGCTTCCGCTTCTAAGAGAAGACGGTACCAACTCTGCTTTTTCTCCAGGCTCCTTAACCAGTTGCGCTCTTAAGTTTGCTAACAGTGCTAACACAGGGATCATCAGTCCAGGACAAGGTCAGATTGCCCTGGTGACAAACGGTACTTCAAGGCTTATAATAGATTCGTCAGGAAGCGCAACCTTCTCTGGTAACTTGACCGTCAACGGAAGTCTAGTTGTTGCAGGTACTACCACCTCATCTGATACACTTACCCTAATCATTGCTCTAAGTTAAATGGCAAACACTTTTAAGAAAAATACAAAGTCCAGCCTTTTAACAGCAGACGTGACTTCCAGTGCGACTACAAATATTGTGACAGCTGGAGGAACAGCGACTCTTGTTCTTCTTAGCGTGCTTATTGCCAATAAAACCGGCAGCAGTGCAAACGCTAATGTATACATGGTACCTGCCACAGGTGACTCAATCTTTCTCCTAAAAAACGGCCCTGTGCCAGCCGGTACTTCTCTTGAATTGATTCAAGGCAATAAATATATTATGAATTCGTCAGATGTCTTGCGTGCAAGCTCTGACACTGGCTCTGCGCTTGATATCATTGTCAACTACCTGGAGCAAACCTAATAACAATGGGACTTACAACGATTGGTGATATTGATATTCTGTACAAACAAGTACAGGATTTAAAGGAAGATCTTGAAAGTAAAGAAGAACTAAGGGATGTCGAGTATTCAGACACAATCGATCACATCTTAGAAAGACTTAGAGAGTTAGAATTACGTGTTTTTGAAGAACGCATTCTTTTGATTGATGATTCTTCCTGGAAAAATATTAAACTAAAGCGTGATTACTTGCTCAAGTCAACAGATTGGACTGTTACTTCTGGTTCTACAGTCGATCAAGCTGCTTGGGTATCTTATAGACAACAGCTCCGTGACCTTCCACAAACGTTTGCCGGTGTAAAATTAAGTGAAGTTCGCTGGCCAGAAGCCCCTTCAACGGCTGGTCCGCACTCGAAAAAAAGCAAGTAGGTGTTGTCATGCGCTATATAGGTAACACAACATTAACTCCAGGTATTAGTTATCGGAATATTGATAATATTAGCAGTAGCTTTAATGGTGTACTTACAACATTTCCTCTTAGGATTGCTGGTGTTGCGCCTGTACCTTTCCCGCTTAACCCACAACAGTGTTTGATTTCTGTTAATGGTGTAATTCAAAAGCCAGATCCAACTGGGGCGTCCGGATTTAATTTGGTAGGTACAAATATTGTTTTCGCATCTGCACCAACTGGCGGTTGGGCATTCTTCGGTGTTGTTCTTGCTGGTTCTGATTTTGTTGCAGTTGGCGCGAGCTTTCCTGACGGTTCCAATAGCGTACCCAGTATTACGTTTGACAATGCCTTAACTACTGGATTTTATCGTAGCGGTTCAAATGAATTTAGTGTCACCACTGGCGGAGTTCAGCGTGCGGTTTTTGATGCAAACGGTAACTTTGTTGTAGGTGCATCTGTTGGTGCAACAAAAATCTATGTCAACGGTAACGCTGCGATGAATATTTCAACACTGACAGACGGCTCTACAATTACTCCAAACTTTGGTGTTGCAAATAATTTCACAGTAACGCTTACCGGTTCACCTAGAACTTTGGCCAACCCGACAAACATGACGGTTGGACAGAGTGGATTGATATATGTAATTCAGGACGCGACTGGTAGCCGAACCATGAGTTATGGTAGTTACTGGAATTTCCCAAACGGTCAATCTGCAAAAAGCCTTAGCACTGCTGCGAACGCAATCGACTTAATTGGTTATACTGTACGTACAAGTACAAGCATTGCTTGCCAACTCCTCAACGATCTTAAACAGTAAACATGACGGTTCCAGGTTGCTCTAATCCGCTGTTGATGTACGGTGACGCCGGGGCTTTCCAGGTAAGTAGATCCCTCCGCTTCAATTCTGCGGATAGTGCATATTTGTCTAGGACTCCGGCATCTGCTGGCAACCGCAAGACTTGGACGTGGAGCGGGTGGGTGAAGCGGAGTGCGCTTGGCACAGCTCAGTATTTGTTTTGTTCTGACTTAAGCAACACGAGTGCTACAACGACTTGGCTTTTTTTTAATACCGACAATACGCTTGGATTTGGCACAGGAGGCTCTAATCGTTTATTTACAACTCAAGTCTTTAGAGACACGTCCGCTTGGTATCACATTGCACTTGCGGTAGACACAACGCAAAGCACTGCCGCAAATAGGTACATCTTTTATATCAATGGCGTCCAAGTAACCGCATATGGCACAGCGGATTACGTCGCTCAGAACACAGACACTTTTGTCAACGTTGCTGAAGTTCATACTATTGGTCGCTGGTCTTGGGATCCTTTTACCGATTACTTCAACGGCTACCTAGCCAACATCCACTTCATCGACGGCGGGGCACTTACCCCATCGTCATTCACCAAAACCGATGCCACTACTGGGCAACTCATACCTATAATATACACCGGCAGTTATGGCACCAATGGTTTCTATCTAGAATTCGCTGATAATTCCAGCAACACCGCCAGCACCTTAGGGAAGGACACTAGTGGGAATGGAAACAACTGGACCCCGAATAACTTATCCGTCACCGCTGGTGCAGGCAACGATTCCCTTGTTGATTCACCTACTAATTACGGGACCGACACCGGCGTGGGCGGCGAGGTGAGGGGCAATTACTGCACGTTGAATCCACTCAAGCAAGCCAACAACACCCTGACAAACGGCAATCTTGATTGGTCTGATCCCAGCTCAGATGGCAAGGTGCTTGGAACCATCGGCATGTCATCTGGCAAGTGGTACTGGGAATGCACCATGAATGACGGTAATTCCATCATTGGAATTGCAAAAGACTCAGCAACACTTACAGCCTCGCCCGGATACGATGCAAACTCATGGGCGTATATTGCTTCTAGTGGAAACAAAATTACCAATAGCAGTGGGTCCGCATACGGAAACACGTTTACAACAAGCGATGTAATAGGTGTCGCGTTTGATGCTGATGCGGGCAGTTTGTACTTTTACAAAAACGGAACAGTACAAAACAGCGGAACGGCAGCGTTTACGGGTTTGACTTCTGGGCCTTACTTTCCTGCATTTGGCAACACATTTGGCGCGGGTTCGGCCAACTTCGGCCAACGCGCATTTGCCTACACCGCACCATCAGGCTACAAAGCACTCTGCACCACTAATTTGCCAGCCTCATTAGTCACGAAGTCTAATACGGTGATGGATGTTGCGTTATATACGGGTAATGGCAGCACACAAAGTATTACTGGACTGGCGTTTAGCCCTGATTTTGTATGGATTAAGTGTCGTAGCAGTGCAAACGGACACGCATTAATGGACGTTGTACGTGGAAGCAGTCAACGTTTATTTTCTGAACTTACGGATGCAGAAGATAGTACTGCTTCACTGACTTCGTTTGACTCAAATGGCTTCAGTGTTTCAACCGTTGGAGGTGTATCTGGACGGACAAATCAATCTTCGCAAACATATGCTGGCTGGTGCTGGGACGCAGGCACGTCAACGGTATCCAACACACAAGGCAGCATCACTAGTCAGGTGCGGGCTAATGCAACGGCTGGGTTTAGCGTGGTTACTTATACGGGCAACGGCACGAGTGGTGCCACGGTGGGTCACGGACTTAACGTTGCCCCCCAGCTTTTGATTGTTAAACGACGCAGTAGCGCAGGATCAACCGCCAACTGGGCTGTTTGGCACGGAAGTTTAACGGCCGGTCAAAACTTATTCTTAAACACAACCGATAGCGCATCGGCCTATTCACCTAGCCGCTTTACGAGCACACTTCCAACCTCAACTGTTTTTAGTATTGGCGGTGGCGACGAAACGAATTATAGCGGCGGCACCTTTGTCGCATATTGCTTCGCCCCTGTAGTCGGGTACTCTAGCTTTGGATCGTATACCGGGAATGGAAGTTCAGATGGGCCGTTTGTTTATACCGGGTTTAGACCGAAGTGGATCATGTATAAGATCTATTCCGGCGATACAAGCCACTGGTTTATTCACGACACCGCCAGAAGTCCTTACAACGAATCTAATTATCATCTTTGGGCAAACCTTTCAAACGCAGAGCCCACCAGTATATTCTATCCAATTGATATTCTTAGCAATGGGTTTAAGATCAGATCAAGCAATGTAAACATTAACGGCTCTGGCTACGGATTTATCTACATGGCATTTGCTGAAGCGCCATTTAACTACAGTAGAGCGCGGTAGCCCACAAGTGGACACGAGTTCTCTGGTAGCGGCATTTGCTCGTATATAGGAACGTGCTTGTAAATTTACGAACGTGCTCGTAACTATTTTCGTGGTGTCACGAATATGGTCTGTCCCTTCTCCATCGCTTGCAAATGGCTTCACCCAGTGGTATGGTGCCCTTGGAGCTACCAAGAAACCCTAGGTAGTTCAGGCGTACTTAGTAGTCCCGCACACTAATCTGAACCTCTAATTATGTGGAGACTTTGGTGCAAAGCCCTGGGGGAAAAATCTTCAGCATGTGATAAAGAATCAGACTTAATAGCCTTGATTCGTACTGTTATTTTCCTTAGTTATTTACTGACTAACTTGGTTATTGTTGCAGGTGTAATAAGGCACTGGAACGATAATTATAAGATAGAAGGCGCCGCCAAGCTTTACAAGGTTTACAATAACTAAAAACCATACCAAAATGTTCCTCTTAAACGGCAAGCCATTAGCACTTGATGTTCCTTTTGTTACTCCCGACGGAACACAGTACCCTGCAAACTGGCTTCGCTTGGCGTCACCAGAAGATCGAAAAGCTATTGGTATTACTGAAGTACCTGATCCCCCGTACTACGATCAACGTTTTTATTGGGGTCCAGGGCTTCCAAAAGACCACGATCAACTTGTTGTTCAGTGGGTTGACCAGACACGTTATACAGCAAATACGCTTCTTAGTCCTACTGATTGGATGATTGTTCGTTCAGTTGATAACGGCAAAGCAGCCGACCCGGCTGTTAAAACCTGGAGAGAAAATATTCGTACTTCCTCAGGCATCAAGATTTCAGCAATTAAAGCAACCAAGACTACAGAAGATCTTGCTTCCTTTGTTACTTCCCCTGATTACTCTTCTTGGCCAGCTCTTGGTGAGGACTTTCCTCCAGTAACTCCTGGTACTACCGGGACAACCTCTGCCGGTATAGATACAATTGCATTTAATTCTGGAACCACGAGCGCAGGTATCGGTTAGTATTGAGTGAGATCACTACCAACTGCTTGCAGTGAAGACATCTAAACCAGGCCTAGACTTGATAAAAGGGTTTGAAGGACTGCGTCTTACTGCTTACTATGACGTGGTTGGCGTCTTGACCATAGGTTATGGTCATACTGGTGACGACGTTTATGAAGGTCTAACAATAACAGAACTTCAGGCAGAACAGCTACTTCAAAAAGACCTGGCGCGATTTGAGCAAGCAGTTAATAAATTGATCACAGTACCCTTAAATCAGAACCAATTTGATGCACTTGTAAGCTTTACTTATAACGTTGGTGAAGGTGCGCTTGAAGAATCTACCTTACGTAAGCGATTTAATAGTGGAGAAAAACCTAATATTGCAGCAAGTCAGGAGCTACCACGTTGGGCTAAGGGAGGTAACGGAGAAGTTATTGAAGGGTTAGCCAGGCGTCGTGGTGCTGAGGTTGACTTATTTTGTAAGCCTGTTTCTGTTCAGCCTGCTGTAAAACTTAGTGATGTTACTTCTTTGCAGCAGACTTGGTTTAAAAAAGAACCTAAACCAATATCAGAACTTTCAAACGATTTAAAAGCCAAGGTATATCAAGGTAGAACATACCCGGTAAATCAAATACTTGAGAAACGTGACGGACATACGCTGCTTGAGTTGGGTTTTAAGTTAGGTAAGTGGTGGGTTTATGACGATCACTGGAGTGGCCTTACACCCAAGATCAATCCTTATGCTCAAGATGGAAACTTACGTTATCTGCGTGACTTTCCGTTCTTTGATCAGAAAGATAACGGTCCTGAAGGCTGGAGGCAATGTCAAACAAGTTCTTTGGCTATGTGTCTGAAGTATCTAAAAGTAAAAGAAATTAATGATGATACAGATTATTTAAAAATTGTCAATCAATACGGTGATACAACTACTAGAGACGCTCACTACGGGGCTTTAAGTTTTCTAAAAGTTAATGCTAAATTTTATACAAACTTAGATCCGCAAGATATCAAACAACAGATTAATAAAGGAAAACCTGTTGCTGTAGGTATTCTTCATCACGGTTTAGTAAGTGCACCTAATGGAGGTGGACATTTTATTGTAATAACTGGTTATAGTGATAGCTACTGGTTAGTCCAAGATCCTTACGGTGACCTTGATTTGATCAACGGTGTATGGGAAAATCAAGCGCCTGGAGCAGGTAGAAACAAACATTACAGTTTTAAAAACCTAGACCCACGTTTGTTCTACGGTGGTGGTGCAAGCGGCTGGGGTTGGATTTTTAAATAAAAATTTAACGGCATGGACGATTTTTTAAAGCAACTTACCGGTCATATACAAAGCATTACTGACGTAATTCTGGCTCTACATGGGCTGGCTATTGTCATTATTAATTTAACTCCTACGCCAAAATCTAAATGGGATTCAACTCTTGTTCAGTTTTTTCTATCTAAGCTTTACAGGATCATAGAAGTTTTTGCTGGACTTTTTACCCCACTGGCCAAAAGGTAGTGTTAAGATCGTTAAAGATCTTATCCACAAATGGAAAGCCACGTAACTGAACTGGAAAAAGGCTTGCAGGAACAGCTTGCAACCTTAACCAAAGACATCCGTACCATGGAAGCTAACCTCATGGCTACCAAGGAAGGGTACTTAAAAGTTCAAGGAGCTTTAGAAATTCTTAATGTTCTTAAGCAGAATTCGGTTGAGAAGGAAGAAAAAATGATCGAAGCCTACCGCGCCCTTAGTCCGGATTGATATGTTAGGAGACTTCACCCGTGGGCGCTATAAAGCATTAGAACTCGTGGCGGACCACGTACGTCAACCGACCCGTGAGTTACGCTTGGACGCCATCGTATGCGACGTGTCGGATGAAGACCTCCGTTGGGTAACGGATCGGCTGCATTACTACATACTGCGCCTCCTGGAGCAAGCTGAGTACGATCCCGCAGAAGATATGAGTTGGCAATCGGAGTACTCAGATTTGAACTGAGATTATTCCTGCTCCCAAAGCAGGTGCCATGACCAAGTTAGGCGATACTCCGTAGTACCTGTATCACGTTTTGATCATAGCAGTTAGACAGATGTATGCGCCATATCTTTTGTTTAGAAGCATGAGCCTACCGTGTTTCACACTGAGAACGAACTTCTAGCTGAGCTGATTGTTCTTACGCCTAAGCTTGCTCGAAAGAAGTTTAGGCAAAGTATTTTTGAAGCCTGGGAATGGAAATGCGCCTATTGTGATCGGCAGTTATGTTCAGATACTGCCACGATTGATCACATTGTTCCCAAGCACAAAGGTGGTCACAGTTCAAGAAACAACCTTGCTTGCTGTTGCAACTCTTGTAACTCTGCTAAAGCTTCACAAAAATTTGAGCTTTGGTACACAGATGAACATCCTAAATATACTAAAGAAAGGGCTGATAAGATTAAGGAATGGACTGAGCAGAGGCCAAGGTCTTTAAACCTGGCTACCGTGCATCAAGCTATTCCGTATATTTGTGAGGACGCTTATGTTGGATGGATCGCAACCTGATCAAGAGCAAGATCAGAATAAAACGGCTGACTTCCTGGCGCGATATGTTTCTGGTATCCGTAGCCTACAAAAAGAACGCCTTCCCTCTGGCTTTGATGTGGCTACCAAGGGAGAAGAAGTGTACGCACCTTCCTTTGTGAGTTAGACATGGCTGACCACGCCAAGGCTAAGCGGCTTGCAAAAGAGCACATGAAGTGCAACAAGCCGCAACGTGCTCCATCTGGGGACACCCATAAGTGGGTTGTTAAGTCCTGTCACGATGGAGAGGAGAAAATTGTACGTTACGGTAGGCGCGGTTACGAGGATTACACGCAACACCACGACAAGGACCGTAGAAAGAATTTCAGGTCTAGAATGGGATGCGACAAGCCCATGGACAAAAATACGCCTAAGTTCTGGGCTTGCAACGATTTGTGGTGATTATGGCAAAAGCAACTACTGATAAGACGACGCCTTGTTACTGCCTCTTGTTGCAGTGCCTGCGCGATTCTGTCAACATTTACCACCAGACACAGCTTGTGCACTGGGGTTTAATGGGCGGCAAATTCTACGAGCTGCATCTGCTGACAGAAAGAATTTATAAAGAAATGGAAGAAGGTATTGATACTATTGCTGAACACATAAGGTCTCTTGATATTGCTACACCTAAGACGGTGATGGATCTGACATATTCAAATATCCCTGAGCTTCCTTTTGAAAACTGTTTTAATCAGGAAGGCATTATCCTCCAGCTGGCCACAAACCATAATGAACTTGCTACGTGTTTCAATGAATTGATCACCATGTCTAATGCGATTGGAGATCAGTTGACACTAGACCTTGGTGTTGAGCGGGGCCGCGTCCACAAAAAGAATCAGTGGCTGTTAAAATCCAACTTAGATTACAAGAAGTAAATCATGAGCTACGATCCTTCCTTTATTGATAGCATATTTTTTACTGCTACGCCGCTTACCGCAACAGGTTCCACAGAAGCATTTAAGGTATTTGAGCAAAACCTGTCTGCACCAATTAATTATGTTGCTCAGATTACTGTCGCCAGTATTAATATCAGTGTCGTGGTAAAAATTGAAGGTAGCTTAGATGGTACTAACTATTTCAATTTAAATTCATCAGTAAATACTACTATCAGTGCCAATGGGACCACGTTCCTTAGTTACACAAACATTCCTTTGAAATATATTAGAGGCAACCTGGTCACGATCACAGCAGGCACTCCTACGGTTTCCTTTGTTTTTGCCGCCAGATAATCATGAGTTTTTATGAAAGCTATCAACAAACAGTATTCTTTAACTTCCCAACTCTGACTGCCCCTGGAGTTACTGATGTTGTTGATGTGTATGCTACTAACTACCTGTCTACGCGTAACTATACTCTTAACGTAACTGTAACCAATATCAACACTAACGTAGTTGTCAGGCTAGATGGAAGCCTGGATGGCGATAATTTTGGCGCAATGATCTCCAATACAATTACACAGAACGGAACTTACGCGTTTAACACATATGGTTTTCCAATGAAAAAGCTGCGTGCTAATTTCTTCCGTGAGGTTGGTGGAACCAGCGCAGAAGTTGTTTTTAATATTGCAGCAAACTGAGCTTGGAGTAGTTTAAAATATAGTAGTTAAAAAGCAAAAGCGCAAGTGGAACCGATCATTTTGCTATTCGGATTGGTTTTTGGAAGCACCTATGCTTTTAGCACTCTTCTTTTAAATAAAAAATGGAATAAAGATGGCTGCTACCCCTGCAACAGAAAACTACCTGAAAGAGTACATTACAGAACGGTTACCGGCTCTAGTCCCAGGTTACATTGAAGGGGTTCCTGATCTGCCTGATTTTGCTATTGATCAGCGGTACATACCTTCTTCAGTGCCCATGTAGCGGTAGGGGTGACGGCATAACTTAGAACTGCTAAGATAACAGTATGGATTGGACAACAAATGGAAGCCAATGCTTTAGAGCTACCCATAGATGAAGAGTTTGCTCTGCACGCTGCGGCGCTGAGCCTGAAACAACTCGACCGGGATGAACTGGAAGAGGCATTTATGGACATGCTCCATCAAAAAATGATGGATAAACAAATGTTCTTCAGTATTATGAAAGAACACGGCATCGATGCCGAAATTAAATTTAACTACCTTACTGGGAGCCAACTCTCTTAATTGCCATGGCTGTTACTCGTACTATCAAAGGAACGCTTGATACTTTTTCTGTCAATGCTGGCAGTGAAATCGTTTACCAAGGCACTACCTCAGCCTCTTCAACCTCTGGCATTAACATTCGCGGCTTTCGTGTTAATCCTGCCAGTACCGGTAACCTGATCGTTACGATTGATCGTAGCTCCGGTGTCAATACAATGGAAATTTTCCAAGAAGACGCCTATACTGGCTCCAGTGCCCCATCTGGTTACAAAACTTTTGCTAACATCGTGAAAGATGGTCGCGGCAAGGGTGTCGTTGCTGTTAACGTAACCAATGCAAGCAAAGATTACATTGTTATCCTGGACCTAGATGGGTACGCGGAAGTCAGCTACAACGGCAGCGTCGTCGTCCCCTGAGGAAGTTTTTCCGCCGTTCTTAAATCAAGACGGAATAAATGTAATTCAACGTTACGCAACGCCCAGAATCTACTTAGGTTTTGGGCGTTTTGGTTCGTACAAGAATGAAGGAGATGAATGCTATAAGATTGGATACGAAAGTTGTCGCATAAATAAACGTGCGGTTAATTTTTTTACCAAGGCAACAATAGAGGAAGTAAATAAACAATTAGTAGAAGACCTTAAAGGATTTTCAAAACAAGTTCAAGAATATGTATTTGTTAATTTAAACGATAAAAAGAAAGCGGCTGTACTAAGTTATGCACATAGTGTCGGACTTGCTGCATTTAAAAATTCTTTTTTGCTGGAGTTAATAAATACATTTGCCAGTAAAAAGGCCATTATTAAGGAGTGGAGTCCCCTGATTAATCCTTGTTATTTAAACGCAGGTGAAAAGTTAAAAAATCGTAGACGCGTAGAACTTAATCTTTTTCTGGCGGCAGACAAGAAAGTACCTTTATTCTTTGAGCACAAATGCCAACTCAATCAATGTTTGCTTAATATTGGAGAAAGTTATCTTGGTACACCAAATCAAGTTAAGGCAATTGAATACTTAGAGCGTAAGCTCATTGAGTTTGATCCTTCCCAGGAAACCTTACGTAGATTTTGGCGGTACTGGAACCAAGAACAAGGTGGCCTCGGTTCCAGTAAAACCATTTAAATATTTTCGTGCGATGCAATCAAACGATCAAGATACCAACGGCATTTTTTTAGGTCCTCAACCGTATCGTTCTTATGGTCAGCACGCCACAGATACTTGATTGCGTTGCCTTGGCAAAAACCACGGAATTTCTCTGTACCTAGTGCAGCCTTAATTGCTTCTATGCACTCAATGTCCTCGTCTTTATTGTAGTGTGTAGGTGAATTGATCCGATCACTTGACGTACTAGCAGGCGCACAAGTAAATGAGCTGTCCTGATCAAACCAAAAATTGTTATCAGAGAAGTAATTGGTTGACTTGCTTGCGCCAAAGCAAATGGTGTCTTCAGCTGGGGTAGACTGGAAAGTAATCATGTCAGTGCAGGTAGCTGCCCAAATATTAGCATGAACTTACAAACAAGTCAGGACTACGACGTTGATAACAGGTACCAGGAAACGGATGGGCCTAATGGTTCAAATGTCTCGGATAATACTTCTGGTAAGCGTTTTTTAAAAGAGTATATTGAAAAAAGTAAGGACGCAAATGAGCAAAATATAACCCCTGAGCGCAGAGAAGATGATCGTTTTGTTATGTCCGGCCCTGGAGACAGCACCTACGGCTTTAGGAACGCCTTCCGTGCCCCTTTGTTTAACAGATAACTTTTCCTATGTGGGAAAAAATTTCTTTAAACCTGTCTACTTGATTAAACCCAAGGTCTGTCCCAGGTAAATAAACAAAGAAACCCCACGTGAACGGTGCCCCAAGTGTACACATAAGTCTTCCGTGTATTAATCTGGCTCGATCTTTTGGTATACAAACTGGGTAATCCCAAAGCGTAGGGCAGCTTCTTAATATTTCGTGGCTCGTAGAAAAAAGTAAAGCCTCAGATACATTCCGAAGCTTCCACTCTTTTTCTAAACGATTAAACCATACAACAGAAGGGGATTTACCCCTATGGCCGCCCTTTAATCCCCACCTCCAGGTTCCACGCTCTTTACTGAAAGAACAACGTCCATATGTTGGAGGGAATAAATAAGTCTTGCCAAGCCACGGCTCATGGGTATTTAGCCCATCTTCTTTCAATGTGTATATTTTCTTTGCGCGTAGGTACTCTTTGTTTGCATGCTCTGTTGTGCATGGATCAAGGTCAATGTCACCAAGTAATGCATAAATATATGGTAAATACTCAACAGGAGTTAACCAGTCCTCCTCTATCCTTAAGATCCTGGTGAGGAATAGGTATCGAGGTAGGTTTTTGTAGTAACTCATGCCATAGCAAACCCAGACGCACCCTTCTGACGGTTGTAGTGGAGCAGGGACATGTGCTCTGGATCCTGAATAATGAACAAAGCTTCCTTCTCTTGGTCAAGGGCTTCCGCCTTAACAATCGCCTTACGCATTACTTCGGCAAGTCCATCCATATCTTTACTTTCAAAGTCTGCTTTGGCTGCAATAAGCGCAGCAACAGTCATGTAGAACATAGTATCTTTTTCTTCCTTGGCCATCGGCACGTACACCATTGCACCTGGCCCCTCAAAGAAGTAGAACCTATCGTAAAAATCACACATATCATCGCAAACCCTTTCAACGGCAAGCTCTGCCATCAAGCGTTCCGTCTGGGTCGAAGCTGTTCCCAGTAGCTTTGATAGTTTCTTTGCTTTGTAGTTAGTCATATGCTGTTTAAGTGTGGTTGTTTAAGATGATAGCAAGAAAAAAGAAAAAATTGATTCGGATACCTTGAAAATTATTGTACGGCTTGCTCTGCCTGCTCCCTTGGCGAAGGCTTAATGAAGTTAGCTAGACCTGAACGCCTTAAGGTTTCCCTTATTTTTGGCAGTGGACGATAGATTACTACCATTTTTCCAAGGTTGCCTACTTCTTTTATCAGTTTTCCTGATGTATCCCTCATCTTGATCAGTTCCTCCTGGCGTATGAGGTACTCAGCAACGCACCGATACCTGCGTTTTGTGGCTAGATCAATGTCAGGAAACTTAGAACAAATTTTTGCTGGCACCATGTCGCTAAAACATATGCGTATTTGATCTGCCAATGAAAGCCCAAGTACAAGGTCGTTTGTAGAGGTCTCATAGCTACGCACAAGCTCTAGGTAACGCCTCAAATCAGCCTCCTCAAAGCTTCCTGAGGGCGGTAAAAACATTTCTACCTGTCTTGCCAGGGACGGTACCAGCTTCTCTTCATGATTTTCTATGGTTACCTCAGGTATATCAAGCCCGTTGAACCTATAACTAACGTATTTATTGGGGTCAATAGGAGCGGCAGCCTTGTTCGGACTTACAGGTATCTCCTCTTCAAGCCAGATGTCCGACAACATGAAAGAAATTTTACAGTTCTGCCGGTATCTTAACGTTTTTTAGCGCAAATTCCCACTGTCTTATATGGTCCAACCGTAAAACCCACTCATAATATTTGCGTCTGTCTTCCATGTGTTTTAAATCACCTGGTTTAGGCTTGCCGCCGTAATTACAGGCCTCCCACCAGGACTTTGCTACCTGCTTTTGCTGCCAAGTCATTAACGAGTACATAACCTTTGTAGACATACTGGCCAATAGTTCGTTAAACTGGACCATGTACTGCAAAACTTCCTCCTCATGAAAAGGCCCATCACCTACGCCGAGCTTTTTTTGATCATCGTTCTCGGCCCCTTGGGGGTTGTAGGGATCCAGCACCTGGCTCAATTTATTGGTAGTAAGATCAGTATAGAGTTTCACGTAAAAAAATAAAAGGTTATGGCCACGACATACGGCTTTTTACCGCCACCGGCTGCTCCCAAGCTTTACACTTCTGTAATTCCTGAAGCAGATTTTCAACGTAGCGCTGAGTTAAAAGCTAAAATTAAATCAGAAACAGAAGAGTTTCGAAATCGTAGATACCAAATATACGGTACGCCAGAAGAACAAGCTGCTCGTGAACGTGGTAGGCAGGCCGGAGAAGCTGCTAATTACCTGTCATCCCTTCCAATTGCTGATAAATATACCTTAGCTAATACCGGTGGCGTCGATCCGTGGGCAACCTCACGAGCGACTTGGACTGGGGTTGCTCAAAATGCTCAAGAAGATTATGTTAAGGCTGTTAATGAGGCGCGGCAACCCGCCAATACATCAACCCCTAGTTCCACTACTCAGGCGACTTCTCCTATTACACGATTTTTCAATAAAAGAACAGGTCAACATTTATATTCTTCTAATCCTTCCGCTGAATATACAAATACCCCAGATTGGAATGTTGAAGGAACAGCATTTAATATGCTTGGAGCAGGCGATACAACAGCAGGTGCAGTTGATGTGGCTAGGTTGCGTGGTCAAAGTGGCGATTATTTACTAAGTTCTGATCCGGAAGAAATTAAATCAGCACAAAGTCAAGGATATACTTCTGAAGGCGTACTAGGTAAAGCATTTAAATCTGCAGGTCAAGGAACTAAACAAGTACAACGGTACCGTAACATTAATACTGGCGAACATTTTTATACAGCTTCACCTGAAACAGAGAATTCAGATTTTTCAAAATACTATGCACGAGAAGCTGGCGGAGATTTTTGGGTTCCTGATAGTAGCTCATCTACCACAGCTTCAAGTACTAATTCACCAAGTTCTTCCACTCAGACCCCCTTTAAACTATCTTCCACTGCTTCGGAAGATCAACAGAAGTATCTTGATGCCCTGGCCAAAAAACAAGCCACCGATAAAACAACGGCCACCACTGCTTAAAAAATAAAATCAATCAAAACCCTCAACAGGAGCGGTTTTTGTTTCGTTTACCCATTCTTTGTACGTGTCTTTTAGGAAGTCATAAGCTTCCACTGGGATTAACATGACCGCAGAGTCTTTGGTAATTATTTTATAGTGTTCTAGGTTAGTGCAAACGTCATCCATGATGGCGTCAAAATCGTGCTCAAACTGCTCAACAGTAACGACTTTCACAGTGCAGACGGTTTGCTGCTAATAGTGTAGCACTTATGCCGCTATACCACCGAAATCAAAAGAGGTATCCACTGGGGCTGTTATGGAACCGAAGTCAATAGCTTTCTCCACTGGCTCATCCGTGTAACGCCAGTCAGTTAATGAGATTATTATTGAGATTGAATAAGTAGTTTCAATAAAACGGATGTCGTTTGTGATTAAGAATAAATAATCCCCCTCTGGAAGAATTGTGTTTGGGTAATCTGCTGTACGGCTTTCAACTATATCGGTGTCCGAATCAGAATAAGGGATTGCTGAGGTTGTATAAACGTAGCCGTTGTCGTTGATTGGTAATTCTCTTCTGTGGTTTCCATCCTCAACAGAGTAAATTGAAACTATAGTGTTTCTGTTTGTTTTTGATTCGTAAGAAGTTTGGCTGTAGTTCTGTGTGAATTGAATTGAACGCGGCTTTAAAAGGCGTACTTTATAGAACGTTGTCTGTATTCGAGTTAAACCGCCGTGCGTATTGGTTAGCGTAAGTGTTTTGAAAAGTGAATTAAATGTACTAATGTCCCCAAGGTCAACTGGGTTATTGATGTTGTCCCCTGGCCGTGGAGGAAGCGGATCACTACCGAAATAACTGGTAGGACCATAAGCCGTGGGCCCAGTGCCACCAGTTGGATAAGCTTGGACAGTGCCAAGATTTACGTAACCAAGATTACTTGGTAGTGTCGTTAAGTATCTCGCCATTTTTCAGGTTTAATCCTATGTACAAGCCGTTGGTCCTGCCACTAGCTTGATACTTTTCTTCTATTATTGTAGCGCGTTCAGGATATACTCCTTCCATTTCAACAGTTTCAATCAATTCATAATTAAGTTGCTTCTCAAGTGAACGCAGGTCACTTGCAACTTCTTCTTTGTTGGGGCTAGGTGTTGTCCAGAAATTATCTGGTCCAATTGTTACAAGACCTATCCACTTAAAGTCTTCCCTATGGTAACAAGTTCGCAGTATTTCACTTCGTTTCTGCGCTGGCTTTCCTGACTTGCTCAAAGATGTTTCCATAGGACAGATCGTAGACAGTTAATTTATCTGGTTGCTCTACTAACTGTAACCCTTTAATGGTTAGATGAGTCGGATTGCAGCAACCAGATTCACAGTCTTTGTTGGCGTGTTGAATCCGGTATTTGCCAGTGTAACCTCGGGCTACCCAGAACGCCACCCGTGGAGCAGTCTGAGCTTTGGCTGAGTGGAATGGACTTGGCATGTAAGCAACCGTTTCATTGCTGGGTTTCCTGCCACCACCCCATGACCAACACTGTTTTGTGTCCTGATCTTTAGGAATGTTGACTTTGTCCCAGAAGCTGCGTACGGTCCAGTACTTATCAAAGGCAAAAGATTTAAGATTTATTTCACATTTCCCCTTGGCTATCTCATCCATGCAGTCAAGGCACTCACCCATCATTCCAAACCGTCCCTTGTGCCCCCAGATACACTCAATACTTGAGTAATCCATGGTGTCGTCTTCAGTAATTGCAAGGGTTTCCATATTTAAACCTAGTTTCTCTGGCACTATAACAGTTTCCTGTGCAGCCGCCTTTGTCGTCTGGTAATTACCCTTGGTACATACCCCACGTATAACGCTATAAGAAAGGTCAAATTCTTCCGCCAGTTTTTGGTAGGTATAGATCTGAGCATTTGATTGCCTTGCTTCCCTGATCTGCTTGATCGTCTCGTTAGGTAGGTCAGTTCCTCCGCGCCTTAGGCGTTCCAACTGAACGTCCCCCTTGGTTCCCCAGTAATAGTGGGTGGGATTGATGCAGTAAAAGGATTTGCAGGCAGCGGTACGCACAACCACCTTCCCAGGCTCTCCATAACGTCCTGTGATCGCCAGGATCAAGGAGCGGGCGTCCCTGCCTCTATACATGGGTCTTTTGCCTGAGGCTTTATCAGCGTCCCCCTGAGCCCCCTTGAGCGCCCCTCTACCCTGGAGTGTAAACCCATGGAAGAACGGATGGTTGATCTTGTCCAGGCACCAGCAACGGTCACCAGGGAGGCGATCACGTAGGAGTTTCGTGCATTTCAGTAGCCAGATCAAATCTTCGGTACCAAGACCCCTGTCAGCGAAGAACTGACCCGTTTTTTTGGCGTTGAGCAAGTTGATAGGGGACAAATACTGTTAGACAGTAGCCTGCGCTGCAAGGGATGTCAAGGATCATCTTGGAAGAACGCAAAAAACTGCGGCCTCTATTAATTCTTATAGAGAAAAAAAGGGTTACTGACTAGCAGACACCCTCACACCCCTACTACTGCCTGCTAGGCAGTAACCCTTTTTTCTTCATTAGGAGTTTTCAGCGGCATCACCTTTTCAAAAGGGTCAAAACCCTCCCTTGAAACCCGTTGCAGCGCAAGGAACTGTCTAACAGTCTCCGACCCCTATCAACTCACTTATAGAACTGTTGTACTACCAATTTCAGGGCTACCCCTTCAAATCTTTCTGTGCTTCATCATCAAATTCTTTTGCATATGCAAGGGCTATATGAAAAGAATCGCAATAACGACAACTATTCACCTTGGCCCCACACACAAGGTAAACATCTAGCCCCCTAGAATCCTGGGTTTGAATTATCTTGACACCGCTATCGTATTTTTGAACTACAATTTCTTCCATCAAAAAGGTTTTGAGATAGTATTATTGTAAGAAAGCTAAGTGTAGAGATGCCTGGATTCAATCCATACGGAAGCCGAGCAAACGTACCTCAAGCGGGTAATATTTTTTCTCCTTCTGGTTATTACAACCCTAAATTTGAGAAGCCTCCAGGTACTTTAATAAAAGCAGGCGGGCGTTCATGGGACACTGAATTACCGTATATCGGTAGCCCTAGGGCAGCTGCTATTCAAAAAGCTGCTCAATCTGCACCTCGTGTATGGGACACTGAATTTCCTTACATTGGTAGCCCTAGGGCGGCTGAATTACAACGTGCAGCAGCAGCAGTAAAGGCTGGGCCTGGTGGAGCCCCTGCACTGGGAGCAGCTCCTCAACAACTTGCACCTCTAACAGGCCCTACTCCCATTATCATGGGAACAAGGGACGGAGTAACTCCTGACTGGTCACAGAGCGATCAATACAAATCTGAGCTGGCTCAATACGCAAACACAGTTGCAGGCCCCTCTAAAGAAGCACTGGGTATGCAGATATGGGCACAGGCACACCCTGATTTAGCCGCTAAGGTTCGCCCTGGCCAACCAGAAGGCGTTGTCTCAATGCCTTGGTCAATGCAACAGCCGGTACTAGGTGCCACCAATGCGTGGAACCCAGAACAGCAACAACCAGCTCAAGTGGCTCAGCCTGAGATGGGAGAAGATCGTACCGGCAGCACCAACGAAAGGGTTCAAGCCTTCCTCAACATGCTCACTGGAGTCGGACAAGGACGATGATGCACCAACAGTACAACCCTTCGGGATTTGATTACAGCCAGATGGGGCATGTAGATGGCGTTCAACGTCAAGGCATGCTCCCTGGTGGGTGGTCTAACCAAGGTCAGGCGGTGAGTGCACCGTACCAAATGGCAAACCAGAAGGCTGCCATGAAGACCAACCCACAGAATGCGGCTTCACAAATGCCGGTGGGAGATCGAGTAACCCAATTCCTACATAGCATGGGGCGGTGATGGGAGATAACGCAGTAGGGTTCCTTCAACAATACGTAAAAGGAATGGAGGATTATAGCCAAGCGGGCAGCGATATTCCTTCATTACGACTTCAAGATCAGTATGCACAAGAGAGCGGCGGACCGCTTGTAGGTCAGCAACTTATTTCAAGTACACCAAGCTTTGAAATAAATGAGAGGCCTTCTATTGATCCAGATATATACTTACCAGGCTTAACTAAAAGAATAAATTATGCCAAAAGACAGTTAGGACTTCCTGAAAGATGGACAGAAGATCAGGTAAGACAATACAGCAAAATAAAAGGGGTATGAACTTAACACCTGACGAACGTCAACTAATCGAAAGTTTAGCCACACTCCTCAGGAATCTTGACACCTACGATGACTGGGAGTATGGTACGGAGATGATACCACACGACAGAACCTGGTGTCAGTCTAAACATGAGATGCCCATTGACCCCATAGAACCTAATGGAGCAACACACAATTGATAAATGGAAGAAAGTAAAGGCTGCCCTGGAGACAGCAGGGAAAACTAACTGTGATTACTACAGAAGGGCCTGTGAAGTAGTAATGAAAGGAAAGGATCCAGGCCCTAAGTAGTTTTTAATTACTGATCTTTACCTTCAGGAAGAATAGTGGGCAGATCCCTAAAGGATTGTTCAGAAGCACGGATTGCAATGCCCTTAAAGAATGTACGTCCTGCCTTGTTGAAAGAATAAACATCGTCTAAGTTAAGCTGATTCTTGCAGCAATCTTGTAACAAGTTAACAAAACGCTTCTGACCAACGGGCTTAGACCCTGTGGAGTCACAATGTTCACAGTAACTTGGATACAGGTGTGAGTGCGTATTGTAGTAACGGGTATTACTATCTTTTGCGGCAGGAACTTTCTTACCTACGGCAGTCACGCTATCTTTATCAAGAACAACTTCCGACTGCAGCCACTCAATTAAGTTATTACTGCTGAGAAGGATGTTGTTGCGGACACGACGCAGGGCAGGAACCATTTCAACAGTATCAAGTAAATAACGACGCATATCTTTTTCACTCATTTCGAGAACCCAATTAACAAGACCGGGAAGATAATCTTTCCATACGCCACTAATGCTGCCTTTATCAATCTTAATCATGTCTTTAGCTTCGCTACTCTTATCGTAGAGCTTGCGGTTGAACTCAATGGTGAGGCGACGGCGGGCTAGTCCACTGGTATTATCAGTAGTCTGAATCGGTTCATTGGCAGCAACCATGACCATCCCTGTGTACACAAACGGTTCACCGATTGCTTTTAGTTTTTCTTCATAACGCAAGGAATCCCCACCAGTCAATGCTTTGAAGGTCTGCGCTGAGCCACCATACCGCTCTGAATCATTGATCAAGGTAAGACGCTTGTCCTTAATAGAGGACAGCTCAAACCTACTCTGCTCCAGCTGGTTGAGCGAGGTACTGGCATAGTTCCCGGCCCCAACCATGGCGCAACATAGGTTGGCATAGGTAGATTTACCGCGACCACCGGGTCCAATGACCTCAAGAAACCGTTGCAACTCATTACCCCGACCAACTAAACAGGCCCTCAACCAGGCTCTCAGCACCTGAACTCGGTCATTATCACCATATTGTGTACGTGAAAGCCAGTCAACAATGGGACCAGGGAGAACCTGTGGGTTGTAATCAAAATCAAGGCCCCACGTAATGTAGTTGTTGCGGCTGTGCTCTAAGAAGTTACCCGAATCAAGTTCAAGAACACCGTTACGGAAGGCCAGCATAGACGCGTCATCGTTCCAGTCGGTATGAGCGAGGTGGCCTTCGAGGAGTCCGCAAACATCATTAATGAGGTTATTGCTATAACCATTAGGCAGTGGCAAGTTACAGAGTGTGAACTGAACTTCGTGCTTAAAGTCCTTGCTATACCCTTGGCGTGACCAGATTCCGCGTTTCTCGTCATAGCGCATAAAAACGTCGAACCGTGGATCATACAGCCAACCGTTTTTCCTGCAAAGCGGCATAACAAAATCCGCAATCTCAGACGGCGGAGGGTTTCGGGTGGACTTTTTACCGTTCTTCCCCTTGGCCCCAAGAGAATTCAAGAAATCACCAACGTCGGATACGTACTCATCTTCCTCACCATCGAAATCTTGACCACCAGAAGCCACATAATCAGCAAAAGCTTCATTGCTTTCAGCTGCAATCCTCTTTGCAACTTCTTCAATGCTTGGGGCGGTAAAGCCGTGCATATCAATGAACCCGTCTTCCTTTGCCTTAGCTCGTAACGTCTTAAGACCACGGGCTCCCTCAGGGTTTGGTCCACCTGGCAGACGTTCAAATGATTCCCATTTACCTTCACAACAACCTTCCTCAAAAGATTCAGATTGCATTGACCACTCAATCCAATCAATCAATAAGCTGTCATCAATTTGGTGGAGGGACATGCCAACGGCAACCCATTCTTCGTAGTCGTCTGCCCGTTCTGGGGACATGGCCTCAAGGTACTGCTGCGCCTCACCAATAATTACCTCTAGTTGATATGTACTATCCTCCTCATAATTAAGGGTGATATTCTTCGCCAAATAGTGTCCCGCTCCAGTTGTTTTGCGGCGGTACTTACTGGAGGGGTACGCGTCACTGATTGCTTTGTAGAGCCAGTCGGGCATCTCGGGCAAATTTTTTGCGTACTCAAACCCACCATGAGGGGAGGTATGGTAGCCATTTGTATCGGGGTGGGCACCCATCAAGGCGCCTTGCCTGCTCCTCCAAAGGATCTCCCATGGCCCCTTATCAAGCTTCAAGGTAGCCTTATCTGGCAACATCTCTACCTTGTGGTTCGGCACACGGAACAGCATCCGTGATTTACCCGGCTTCCCACTGGTGATGGTCAGTGTTGGCGGAAAGATTGAATCAAGAGGACCACCACCCATGGCCTCAATAGCTGGTATCGCCTCTTCTCCGTCAATGTCTACCCAGATGAGCCCATACTCATTGCAGTGCTGGCCACTCAGTAGACCAATGCCGGTAGCACGACCAGCGCTTAACTCTTCCTTAATCTGATTAATAGTATATGGATTAGAAGTCCAACCACTGACGTAAGCCCGCTTCCCATTAAGAGGAGTTAAAGCCCAGTCCTCTGGGATAAGATCCAGGTTGATCTCCCCAGGTTGGAGTGCCTTCCTAGGGGGCCTGGAATCCATAGCAGCAAGGGACATATTGGCTCAGTTTAGCGGCGTTTCCTATAAATTTCAAATTACAGCGCATGAATCTGGCATTAAGCCCCTTCAGCCTTGTCGCCATCTACAGCTTCCATGTCGATCTCGTTTTGAGCCGGAAGAATCTCACTGTAATATTTTGTCACAGCCTCCAGCCACTTGTTCTTGTACTTCTCAATCGTGCTTCCCTGCACAGCAAAAACCTGCGTCCGATCCCTGGTAGCAACGAACGTCATGAAGACCTCAGGCACCACTCCAATGGTGTGCTCCAGGCCCAGCGCGTAGGCACCTAGCTGCATCTGGCACTTCTGATACTTCATAAATCCAGAGCGCCTCATGGCGTACTCACTCTTCAACGTCTCAGCCCCTGGCCAACGACTGTAGTAAGGACCATTTGAAGTCTTTAGGTCACCAAGAATAATTTTGCCCTTGTACTCAGCAACAATATCTGGTGCGCCTGCCCATCCCCAGTTCTCACTCTCATTGATTCCTGGATGCCAAACCCGACTCACCCCATCACCACCAATGGTCCAAGAAAAGTTGTCACCGACTGGGTTCTCAGCCCATAACACACGTCCAAGCTTGTCCAATTTCTCCGGCAATCCATTCCAGAACGCCTCAATTTCTGGATCATCAATGACCGGATTCTTCTCTACACCAAGGAGGTACTCCTCCATCAAGCTGTGAACCCGAGTCCCCCTGGCGGCAGCAGCTTCACGACCACCAGGATTTTTCTTTGCCCATCTTTCCAAGGCAGCCTTATTGCCACCCGTTGCAGAGAGGATGGTAGTTACAGACGGAAGTGCACCGTATGGAGTCTTGTAGTGCCGACTCCCGTTGATGGTGAGTCGGGTATCTCCTTCGCTGCGGTACTGCAAGAACTGAGTATGAGGCGCAGTTCGAGAGTACAAGGGGTGAATTTTGCGCTCTAGGTAGATGCTTTCAAGCACCTCCACGTCAATATCCAGGCACGCGGTAGGCATGAAAAGAATTCACCTACCGGTACAGTAACCGATTTTTGTATCTTGGCGAGGATTCTGGACCTTAGAATGGCAAAAAAATGCGTGTCCTGTAGAAGTGCATGAGGTAGCAACGCTTGGTCGTCACTGTATCCTTGAGGTGTACGACAGCAACCCTGACCATTTAAACAACGAAGACTTCATCAAAGAAGCTATTCAAAAAGCTGTAACCCGTTCCGGCGCAACGCTTTTGCAATTGATAAGTCACAAATTTGAACCGCAAGGGGTCACGGCGCTAGCACTGCTATCAGAGTCCCACATATCCGTCCATACCTGGCCCGAACTAAATTACGCAGCAATTGATGTCTTTACCTGCGGTCAACACACAAATCCCGATGCGGCTTGTGAGGTACTAAAACAGGAACTGGAAGCAGGGGGAAGTGTCACCAAAATTTTTAGCAGGGCGATCCCAGTGCCTAATGAGGCTTGAGGGTTAGTCCCCGTCCACTTCTGGATGACGCTCAAAACAACCCTCAATATTATTCGCAAACTGCATATTCTGATAACGGGCAACGTGCCCCTGGATCTTGGTATAGATGTCAAAGCTACTTCTTACTGCATCCTCAGGGCTGATCATGAGCTTTGAGTTAGCCAGTAGCCCTGCAGTCAAAATGCAGACCCCAAGTTCCTGGGGATGATTTATAAAAGAACGTAAAGATCTTCCGTTATCGGAAAAAGATGCAAGCAAATATGCAATATCTGCTGCAGGATTACCATTGTTTTTGCCGGGTTCTTCAACCATTAGTTTTCCTCTTCCTCTTTTACGTAGTAAAGAGTAGTGTAATCCTTTTTAATGATAGGCAACAGTAACCCATGATCCTTTAGTGCAGATAACCGTCGAGCAATTGTTCTATGGTTACGCCCAAATTTCTTCACGATTGCTGTTACAGGAATAAGGACCAGGTGATCACCCTTATACTCAGTTGCTTCTTCCATTAAGAACTCATGGATCTGGTAAGCCAGATCGTCCATAAGTGCTTCATGGTTCATGCTAGGTCTTGCCACTGGTCCTATTCCAAATTTAACGTTACATTTTGATTCTATAGGAGTTTATTCACATTCGTTTGTAACAACAACCTTGCGCTTTTTATTTTTAAGAACGCATTTCTTAGCAGTTTCAAGGTCCATACCCCAACAGGGTTCACCATCCTCAGCCCTGGGATAGCAGTACAGGACGTGATTGGTGTTCCCGTGGCGCAGAGATTTGATCTCGTAACCCTCGAACACAATTGGTTCAAGGATCTCCGAGGCTTGACCACGGTACTTAAGCTTTTTGATGTCCCTCATGGTGAGGCAGCAACTACTCCATCAGCATAATGCTCTACACTTAGAACAACTCAAGCAGCACAGACGTGGCAACCATTATCGATTCAACGGACTTCAATCGTTATGAAGTCATCAAGATGTCCCCATATAACGATGCCCCTACAAACGTTGCCCTTACTGGACAGCCAATCAGCGTAACGACAGACCCTGGCACCGGAACCAAGTCAGCAGCACTGGATGCTTTTGGTCGCCTCAGGGTGTCTAATCCGCTAACGTTGTTTGATTCTAGCCATCGTTATAAAGACAACGGACTTTGGAACACGTTAACGGCAACCGGTGGTGCAGCAGCATTTAGTGCAGATCAAGGTCTAGTAGAGCTAAGCGTTACAACTACTTCTGGTTCCAAAGTTTACCGAGAAACAACAAAAGTATTCCCCTATTTACCTGGTAAGTCTTTACTGGTGATGACTACATTTGTAATGTCTTCAGCAAAAGCAAACCTTAGGCAGCGGTTAGGTTACTACGGGGGTCAAAATGGAATGTTTCTGGAGCTAGATGGAACAGTTCTGTCATTTGTTGAACGTAGCTATGTGTCTGGCTCCACTGTAGATACAAAAGTAAATCAATCATCTTGGAATTACGACAAGATGGATGGCACAGGACCATCAAAAATGACTTTAGATATTACTAAGGCACAGATTTTATGGATGGATATCGAGTGGCTTGGTTTAGGTACGGTAAGAATGGGCTTTGTTATTGACGGTAAATTCATACTTTGCCATCAATTCCATCACGCAAATTTAATAACGTCAACCTATATTACAACTGCATCGCTGCCGTTGCGTTACGAGATTGAGAACACTGGAACAACATCAGGCAGCAGCATACTAAAACAGATTTGTTCCACTGTAATATCAGAAGGTGGCTACGAGCTACGCGGATTACAGCAAGCAGTATCAATACCTATTACAGCGGCAAGAACAACTTCAACCGCTGGTACGTACTACCCAATTATTTCAATTCGTCTTAAAGCATCACCAAATTTTTTAGATGCAATTGTAATTTTGACTGCCTTATCTCTACTGGGCGAAGGCAATGGGGTTAATTACAACTGGAAAGTTATCGCTTCAGGTACAACAACTGCAGGCACTTGGGTTAGTGCAGGATCCGACTCAGCTGTTGAATACAACCTTACAGGAACAAGTTTTGCAAACGGTAGAACGTTGGCAAGTGGTTATTTTTCT